TTGAGATTGCACTCAATGATGATCATCCTGGGCAGATGGCTGCGTTGAAGATGTGTCTTGATCGGACGTTGCCTATGTCTATGTTTGAGAAGGACAAGTCTCAGAGAAGCGCAGTCACGATCAACATCACGGGTCTTGGCGCACCTCCCCAGCTTGTAGAGGATATTACTGATGTCTGATCTCAACTTCTCTCTTCTGCCTTGGCAACAAGAGGTCTATACAGACGCGACTCGGTTTAAAGTCATAGCAGCTGGCAGGAGATGCGGCAAGAGCAGACTGGCGGCTACTACCTTAATCATTGAGGGGCTACGCTGTCCACAAGGCTCGGCGGTGCTGTACGTCTCTCCCACTATGGGACAGTCCAGACAGATCATCTGGGACTTGCTGCTTGATCTGGGGCGGGAGGTTATCCAGTCCAGCCATGTCAACAACCTAGACATTACCCTGATCAACGGAGCCAGAATCTATGTCCGTGGCGCTGACAGACCCGATACCCTTCGCGGCGTGAGTCTAACCTATGCGGTACTGGACGAAGTGGCCGACATCAAGCCAGAGGCTTGGGAACAGGTCATTCGGGCATCCTTGTCAGACCGTAAGGGTCGGGCTATGTTCATCGGCACTCCCAAGGGCCGTAACTGGTTCTACGACCTATACAACTTAGGGCAAGCGGAGAAGGACGCGGATTGGAAGTCCTGGCACTTCACCACTGCCGACAACCCTCTAATCGACCCGACAGAGATTGAGAGCGCCAAGAAGACCCTGTCCTCCTTCTCGTTCAAACAGGAGTACATGGCGTCTTTCTCCAACGCTGGCGCGGATGTCTTTAAAGAGGAGTGGATCAAATACGGGGTCGAGCCTGAACACGGCAGCTACTATGTGGCGGTAGACTTAGCTGGATTTGAGGAGGTCGCTAAACAAGCGGCCAATGCTAAGAAGCGGCTTGATGAGTCAGCTATCGCAGTTGTTAAGGTAACGGACGATGGCAAGTGGTGGGTTAAAGAGATCGAACACGGGCGCTGGGATATCCGCTCCACTGCCTCCAAGATTCTGCTGGCGATGAAGGAATACCGGCCTCTGTCTATCGGCATTGAGAGGGGGGCGTTGAAGAACGCTGTCTTGCCGTATTTGAGTGATTTGATGAGAAAAAACAATGTCTACAGCCATATTGTCGATTTAACCCACGGTAATCGTAAGAAAACAGATAGAATCATCTGGTCGCTTCAAGGGAGATTCGAGCATGGCCGAGTCATCCTGAACAGCGAAGAAGACTGGGCAGACTTTACTGACCAGCTTCTGATGTTCCCCTCGCAGGGCGTTCACGACGATCTTCCTGATGCGCTGTCATACATTGACCAGTTGGCCGTGACAAGCTATTTTGAGGAAGATGATGACGATGCGTGGGAGCCGATGGACGTAATAAGCGGGGTCTAGCATGGATCAAAATGAGTTCGATGAACCAACAGAAAACGACAAAGAGCTAACCTCTTTCGTCATTGATCACTGTGACCGCTGGCGCGACTGGCGCGACACGAACTTTCTTCCCGACTATCTAGAATACGAGCGCATTTTCCGTGGCGAATGGGCCGCCGAAGATAAAACTAGAGACTCCGAGCGCAGCCGCATCGTAACCCCTGCTACCCAACAGGCAGTGGAGACCCGCCACGCTGAGATCATGGAAGCTATCTTTGGTCAGGGCGAGTTCTTTGACATTGAAGACGATCTTAAAGACGTCAACGGTAATCCGTTAGATGTCGAGATGCTTAAAGCCCAGTTGATGGAAGACTTCAAGCAAGACAAAATCAGAAAAGCTATCGACCAGATCGAGTTGATGGCTGAAATCTATGGCACTGGCATTGGCGAGATTGTTGTCAAAGAGGAAAAAGTCTTTGAGCCAGCCACCCAGCCGATACCAGGCCAGATGGGACAAGCTGCCATTGGTGTGGTGGAAAAAAGCCGCATTGCGGTAAAGATCACGCCGGTCAACCCTAAGAATTTCTTGTTCGACCCCAACGGGACGTCTATTGATGACTGCATGGGCGTGGCAATTGAGAAGTTTGTCAGCATCCACAAGGTAGTCGAAGGCATCGAAAAGGGCATCTACCGCAAGGTAAACATCACTACGGGCGATGAAGACACTGATCTTGAGCCAACCCAAGAGGTGACTCAGTATCGGGACGGCAAAGTCAAGCTGTTGACCTATTACGGCCTTGTTCCGCGAGAGTACTTGACCGAAAAAGATGAAGAAGTTGTCGAGTTGTTCTCCGAAGACTCAGTAGCGGATGATTACGCCGATATGGTGGAAGCCATTGTCGTGATTGCCAATGACGGGATGCTGCTAAAAGCAGAAGAAAACCCGTACATGATGAAAGATAGGCCGGTTTTAGCCTATCAAGACGATACTGTCCCGAACAGACTCTTGGGCAGGGGAACTGTTGAGAAGTCCTACAACATGCAAAAGGCGATTGATGCACAAGTCAGGTCGCATCTGGACTCACTGGCACTAACAACCTCACCAATGATCGGTTTGGACGCTTCTCGACTTCCAAGGGGCGCTAAGTTTGAAGTCAAGCCTGGCAAAGCCTTCATGGTCAACGGCAATCCATCTGAGATTCTCTATCCGTTTAAGTTTGGCGAGACAAGTCTTAACAATCTAAACACGGCCAAAGAGTTTGAGCGTATGTTGCTACAAGCCACAGGCACGATGGACGGTCAAGGCATGGTTAGCCAAGGCAATCGGGACGGCGCTGGCATGAGCATGGCGGTTGCTACGATTATTAAGAAGTATAAACGAACACTGGTGAACTTCCAAGAAGATTTCCTAATCCCGTTCATCCAAAAAGCAGCGTTTCGCTTCATGCAGTTCGATCCTGAACGTTATCCATCGGTGGACATGAAGTTTGTAGCTACTGCAACTCTGGGTATTATTGCTAGAGAGTACGAACAGCAGCAGTTCATCAGCCTATTGCAGACACTTGGCCCGAATACACCAGTTTTGCCGTTGATCTTGAAGGGCATCTTGGGTAACTCCAGCCTATCTAACAGGTTTGAACTGATTGCGGCGTTGGATCAGATGAGCCAGCCCAATCCAGAGGCACAGCAAATGCAACAAGCCCAGCAACAACTGGCACTGCAAGCGCAACAAGCTCAGATTGCTGTTAGCACGACTCAGGCAGAGCAGAATCGGGCAGAGGCACAGAAGTTGTCGGTGGAGACACAGCTTATGCCGCAAGAAGTTCAAGCCAAGGTGCTGGCCTCGGCAACTAAGAATCTCCCACAGGGCAATGAAAGCAATGAGTTTGACAAGCGAGTCAAGATTGCTGAGTTAATGCTCAAAGAAGCTGACATCAAGAACAAGTCTAAAATTGTTGAGTTGCAAATGAATAACGCCAAGAGCAACGTGGTAGACATGGAGAATGATTTTCTCCAAAACCTAAATCAGGAGTTGGCAAATGGCAATCGATAAAATCTTTAACGAGGCTAATGTTGACGGCATTGCGGACAATATCTTTAACTCCGTTAGCAATTCTGTTTCCGAAGTCAAAGCCATGCAGCAGCGCAAAGCCGCTGAGAATGTTCAGTTAGTTGTCGAGTCACTCAAGAAAATTGACACAGACATTCGCGTAAAGTTTGACAACGTAGCCAATGTCCTTGAAAAACGCATCATCACTATCCAAGACGGGCGTGATGGCATTAACGGCAGCGATGGACGCGATGGCAAAGACGGGCGTAACGGCAAGGACGGACTCAATGGTAAGCAAGGGCCACAAGGAGCGCCAGGTCGGGATGGGGTAGATGGCGAAGATGGCGTTTCAGTTACGGATGCCAAGATCGACTTTGACGGCTCTTTGATTATCGGTTTGTCTACTGGGCAAGAGATCAATGTCGGTGAAGTTGTTTCTCCAGACATGGCTGAGAAGATTCAAGTGATTTCTACCATGTCTACCAATGGGGCTGTGGGCATCAAGGACGAAGGTAGTTCTATCTCCACGGGTGTAAAGAACATCAACTTTGTCGGCGCGACTGTTACGGCAACAGCCTCAGGTGATGATGTCACTGTCAACGTAAGCGCTGGAACGGGAACAGTGACAAGTATCGCTCTATCCGGTGGCACAACTGGACTGACTAGCTCTGGTGGCCCGATTACCACAACCGGAACGATCACCTTGGGTGGCACTCTTGCGGTTGCCAACGGTGGTACTGGTACGGCAACTCCCGCGATTGTTGCAGGAACAAATATCACCGTAAGCGGCACTTGGCCTAATCAAACAATCAATGCGTCAAGTTCTGGCGATGTGGCTGGCCCAGCGTCTGCCGTAACTAGCTCGTTGGCTGCTTTTGATGGCACTACGGGTAAGTTAATCAAGAACGCCAACCTGACAGCCAATAATGTTTTGCTTGGAAATGGCACTGGAGCGCCTTTGTTTGTAGCGCCAAGCACAACAGGTAATGTACTAACCAGTAACGGTACAACTTGGCAATCAACCGCCCCAGCAGCCGGTGGCATTTCGTTCACGGCAGTTAAGACAGCCAATTACACTGCCGCAAATAATGATGGGGTATTGACCAACACAACGGGCGGTGCGTTTACAGTCACCTTGCCTACAAGCCCATCTGTGGGGAATCAGATCGTAATAGTGGATGCTTTTAGCCAGTGGGGAACAAACAATCTTACAATTGACCCAACAGCGTCAATCAAAATTG